GAGTTTAAGAAGCATTTCGGTGAGGACAGATTCAAAGATAGTTTGGAACGTTTGAAAGCAGATGCAGGGAATGTTTAGCTGGATTGTATGAAATAGAAATGTGCGATATGTTGATTAAGGCATTTGAGAAAGCTGAGGTGAGCAAGTGATGTTTGACTTTGCGTATTGTTGCCCTATATGTAAAAGTACGAAGTACAAATATGAATATGCGACAACAGATTTTTGGGGAGGAATGGTAACAGCAGAACAAAGTGGCTATTGCCCCGATTGTGGATATTGGATAGAACAACACTATTCTCCTGCTTGTGAAGGTTTTGCCGATATTAAGCGTGGTTATCGAGATAGTAATGGTGTGTATCATTCAAAGAATGTAAGAAAACATAAACGTAACAGACGTAAACATTTGGATAAAGTAAAACAGATAGATATGCGTTACAACTACTTGTATTATTATTTATGATTGTTTATTTTTTTAGCATCACTTATAACGATTATTCATACAGAATCTAACTACAAGAAATGAGAGAGGTAATGCGATTTGAAATTTAAAAAGCAAGATAAACATAAAAGAAAAAAATCAAAAGATGCAAAGATAATGTTTTGTGGTGTTTATTCTATTATAAACGAAATTAATGGTAAAAAATATATAGGACAAAGCATTGATATTCATGAACGTTGGTTATCTCATAAAAGAAAAAGTTTGTGGGATGACCAATCTACAAAAATTTTATATAAGGCTTTTAAAAAATATGGTTTGGAAAATTTTGAATTTAAAATTGAAAAGATACTTTGCCAATATACCATGTCAGATACATTTACCAGAGAGCAACTTGCAGATGATTACAAAAAAGAACTTGACGAAACTGAAAGAAAATATATTAAAAAATATGATTCTTTCAATAATGGTTATAACATGAATCAAGGTAATGATACTCCGACTAACAAATATCATTATAAGATTCCTTTATATTATTACACCACCGAGTATAGACCTAATCTTTATGAAGAATGGGATAATGGTGTTTTTACTTTGGTAGATGAAAAGACAGGCAAAACAATTTTTCGTGACTGTTATGATATTGCAGATGAAACATGGGAATATAAATCTCTTGGCAAAATATTAGAGGAAGTCGATGAATATGAGGAATGGTTTGAAGATGCTTTGTTTGGTATCGGATATTCTTTAAGCGATATCAAGAATGACTATAAATCTTTAATTGTCGATGAAGATGAACTGATGGCTTCATATGAAGAATGGTTTATTTCTAATGACAGTTATTATAAGTAATATAAGTGAGGTAATTTAATGGCAAAACAACAGATGTATCAAAGATATATTTTTAAGATTCATAGTAGAGATATATTAAAGTCAAAAAACAAAACTTATAAATTGTCAATAGAACAAGCAAGGCAGAAGCAAGGAATTATAACAATAGCTGACAGCCAGCTTCTTAGATTTATTGACGATATCAATAGAACCAATCGTGAAGATAACAATATTCTTTATCACGATTTGCACAGAGAACTTAAAAGGCTTCGTAAAGAAAATTGCACTACAAATACAAGAAACAATATAAAAAAAATATATGCTAAATTAGAAAAGATACAGCTTGTAAGAGACTATCTCTGCGTAACCATTGATAAGCCTGATGATATTTACAAATTAGATGACGGCTTTATATTTAATGGTCAACAATTCAAACGTCTTGTAGGCACTCCTAATGGTGTTAAGAAATCCACAATTATATATACCTCATTATGGGAAGAACTTGACAAACGCATGAATTGTGGTAGAAATCTTGAACAGAAAATTGTTCCTGCTAAGTTTGAGGCGTATAAAAGTCTTGTATGCAGTTCATCAATTCCTTTATCATTTCCTAAGGGAGTAGTAGTAGTTCCTGACCTTAAATTAAACTTTATGGCTCATGCTATAGAATTGAAAGATGCAATAGTCACAGGAGCAGACCCTTTTATTTCTGAAAAGGATATGGAAGTTGAACTTAATGCAAATGATGGTTTTGGCTTAATATCTCCTGCTCTATCGGAGAAATGGAGTGAAGATTTAAGGTTATCATATAGAATGTCAGGGTGTTGTTTGCGTAATGCTTTTGTAAAGGGTATGGTATACACATTTGATTTTCACGCCTTTGCACATGATGTAGCGCATACAGATGTAATAACTGATGTATGGGGTACTCAACATAATATCAATAATGTTGAATTAATCTTAACTGCATCAATGGCTAAGTTGTGGGATAGTTATAGTTCGTATAAGGATTATGAATATTGGTTTAAATTGTATGGCTATACTTATTCCGCTACTAAGGTCATTCCCAAAAAGATAGATAACGAGAGAACACTCAATTATCAATTTATTCAAAGTTACAATCTTACGGACGAACAAATATATGATTTGATTAGCCCAACAGTTAATGAAATCAAATCCGTGATTCACAATGATATTAATAAGACTATTTTGTTTTTGCGTGGATTATCTGTCACAGATGAAAATGTGTTATATGATTTGCAAGACGATTATATTAAGGCATTAATGATAGACGAACGAATGATTAATGACCCTTATGTTATTGACAAGATTAATCGTATGATTAAAAAAAGAATTAATGATGCTAAAATTGGAGTTGTTAGTGTGCATGGCAATTATCAATTATTAAGCGGCGACCCGTATGCACTTTGTCAGTCTATGTTTGGGTTACTCAAAAGCAAGGAAGATTATAATAAATGTGGATTGCTTAAAGCAGACGAGGTATATTCGCATTATTGGATAAGCGAGGGCGTTAAAAGGGTTTGTTGCTTTCGTGCCCCTATGAGCAGCCATTCAAATATAAAAGTTGTTAATGTGGTTGACAATGATGATATGAAAAAATGGTATCAATATATGAGCGAAGTATTTATTATTAATGCACATGACACCTTGACGCATTGTTTAAATGGAGCTGATTGTGATGGTGACATTTTATTTTCCACGAATAATCCTGTGTTATTGGCAAATACGAGAGAAACGTTGCCTATTGTTTGTGTTCAGAAAAAAGCAGAAAAGAAAAAGATAAATCAATTATCATTAATACAAGCAGATTCAAATGGCTTTGGAAATTCAATAGGCGCAATTACTAATCGTATCACAGCCATGTATGATGTTCAATCAAAATTCAATAAAGACAGTGAAGAATATAAGGCTTTGGATTTTAGAATTAAATGCGGTCAATTGTATCAGCAAAACGAAATTGATAAAATTAAGGGTATCATTTCAGACCCAATGCCTAAGTCATGGTACATTGAGAAGAACTGTTTTGATGATTTTGAACGTAGAATTTGTGCTTGTAAAAAACCGTATTTTATGATATATATATATCCTGAATTAAAGGAGAAATATAAGTCATATTTAAAGAAGGCTATTTCGTGTGGTATATTTGATTTTTCTTATGGGGAAAACATACTTGGATATTTGAACAATAAACTGGAAACAGGTGGCAATATGACAGAGGAACAGCGTATATTCATCAAAACATATATTGATAATTTTCCTGTTTTTGATGAACCCAGTACCATGAATAGGCTGTGTCACATTGTTGAAAATGAATTGGATAATTTTACAACTACTATTAAAAAAACATCTCAGTTTGATTATAATATTTTAAAAAGTGATTCAGAATATAGCCGTAAGGACTTTAACACTATCAAGAAATTATATCAAGAATATAAGCAGGAAGTAAAACGATTAAAACATTCGTCCCTTAGAGAACGTAATAGGACTGATATAGATTCTGCCAAAGATTGTATTTCACAGCTTGCAAAAGAGTTTCAGAAAAGAGCAATTAGTATTTGTCCTGATGAAGATTCTTTATGTAATATCGTTCTTGACCTTTGTTACACAACTAATGAATCTAAAGAATTTGCGTGGCAATTATGTGGTGACATCTTTATCAAGAACTTGTTGAGACAAAATAATAACAAACTGAATTATCTTGTTGAAGATACATCGGGAAGCGTTCTGTATAAGGGATATAAATTCTCACGGAAATCTTTAGTTGTTTTAGGGGAGGTAGATTAATGGTATTACAAGAAACCAAAGAATTAAATCGTATTTTGTCTGATAAGCGAGTTGGTCAAGATGTTGCCTATGATACGATTTTACTCGTCAAGCATTTTACAAAAATATATAGAAACGATAATAATAGATTGAACCGCAAAATAATTATATCTTTAGTTATAACATATCTTGGGGGCAAACTTAATGAATATGGAGTTGATTATTGGAATAAGAGATTACAAAAAGCCATAACCAAATTTAAGGACATACCTTTGTATGATATTGACTTTGTTCCTATTACAGAACAAGAATTAAGTATAATCACATCTTTGAATAATAAGAAGATGGAAAAATTATTATTTGTTTCGCTTGTCTATGCTAAGTTTTTCAATCTTAGAAAGGGCAAAAAAAAGAATCAAGATTATGTAAATATGGACTGGTCAAACATTTTTAAAGAAGCCAGAGTGTCAGCTTCTACTTTTGTACAACCTGCGTTGCTACATGACCTAAAGGAACAAGGGTTGATTCAGAGATATCCTAAATTTAATTGCCTTAATTATCGTGTGACATTTATAGATGATAATGACTCAAGTCCTATTGTTATGTGCATCACAGACCTAAGAGAATTGGGATATCAGTATTTAGAACGTTATGGCAATAAGACGGACAAGTTTATTCGTTGTGCCGAATGTGACAAAATCATTAGAAAAAAAAGCAACTCAACAAAGTATTGTAAAGATTGTCGTGGTTACACTCCCCTCACAATCAAGACCTTGACCTGTATTGACTGCGGCAAGGAGTTTGTGGTGAGCAGTAAAAATACAAAAGCAAAACGATGTGAAGAATGTCAGCATAAGGCAAAGCTGATACAGTACAGTAATTACAATAATAAACGCAGACAAGTAGTTCAAAAAAGCAATGACTAATAATTAGTCGAATGTTGACCACTTACCAATTCAAAATAGAATTTTTAAACAAATCCCTCAAAAGCCCATAAAAACAGGGTTTTTGAGGGGTCTTGTTTTTATTTTGATTTTCCCGTAGTGGATAAGAGTAATACTATCCTATAATATCATATTATATTTATGATTTGTTTTCAATAGTTTGTCGCTATTGTTAATTAAAAATTCACAAATGAAAGGTTGTTTAAAAATTGATTCGTATATCTAAAGACGAAGCTAACGAACTGCGCAGACGTTTTGGCAAGAGGGCTTATATCGTAAGGCTCAATAAACAGAAATCAAAGATACACAAGTATCTCTGTAGTGAAGAACCTCATATTGTCAATGCGTTAGAAGAAATGCGTGATACGCCTGTGGTTGCACAGGACTAAATATCCTATGACGTAGTAACATAGGGGCTTGTATTGCAAGCTAACTTATCTTAAAAAGGAATTTTTATTATGAACACAAAAAATAATCTCACTAACAATATTGACCTCGATGGTGCAGTAAAGGTATTAGATATTGTAATACCTCCCGAAGCTGACGTTAAGCTGCCTGACCCCTCGTTACTCGCTTATTATAACGATAAACAGGAGAGGGCAATTTGGATAGATAGTGACATTGATGATTGTACTTATGAGATAACTAAGCAGATTTATGAGTACAATCGGCAGGATAAAGATATTCCTGTTGAATCAAGAAAGCCTATCAGAATCTATATCAATAGTTTTGGTGGCGACCTGTATCAGTGCTTTGCTTTGATATCGGCTATTGGTGCAAGCAAGACCCCTGTATATACAATCAATACAGGTGTTGCCATGAGCGCAGGACTTGTTATACTTTTGTCGGGTCATAAGAAATTTGCCATGAAGTATAGTACGGCACTTATACACGCTGGAAGCGGTGCTGTTGGTGGTAGCTATGAAGAAACTCAGACAGCTATGGAGAACTACAAGAAGCTCGTTGATACTATGAAGAATTACATTCTTGAAAGAACTAATATTGATGCCAAGACACTTTCTCGGAAGTGGACTAAAGACTGGTATTTGTTTGGTTCGGAACAGGCTGATTGCGGAATAGCTGACAAGATAGTTGATAATATAGAGGAAATAATCTAATAAAGGTGGACGTTCACATGGAAATAAAGTACAAAGGATTCATTGAACATCACTTTGAATCTGAGGAAGATATGGCAGATTTTTACGAACACCTTGGTAACAACAAATTAAATCTGCTAAACAATCAGTATGCAATACTCTATTCTCCTGATGATATCTTGATAGATAAGATAAAGTGGAATGGAGAAAAAAATGTATCTATTAGTTCTCGTATAGTCAACAATGATTATACAGGAAAAGTTAAGCCAAGAAATATTCAACAAGAATTGGCGTTTGATTTATTGCAGAATGATAATATCACTATAAAGGCACTTACTGGTGGTTTTGGTACAGGTAAGGATTTTGTGATGATATCAAATGCTATTGAGATGTTGAAAAAGAACAAGTACGATTGCCTTGTATGGGTACGCAATAATGTTGAAGTGTATAACACCAATCCTATTGGATTTCTGCCTGATGGTATGAAAGAAAAATTATTGCCGTTTGCCCTGCCATTAGCTGACCATTTAGGCGGTATAAGTGGGTTGGAGTATTTTGTGAATCAAGGTAAGATAGAGATTCAGCATCTTGGTTTTATTCGTGGCAGAGATATCAAGAATAGTATAATCTACTGTTCAGAAGCGGAGAACATGACCAAGGAACATATACAACTACTCATTGGCAGAGTAGGCGAAGGTTCTGCACTTTGGCTTAATGGAGATTTCAAACAGGTTGACGGTCAAGTGTTCAGACAGAATAATGGTCTTAACGTGTTGATTGAAAAACTAAAAGGTCACAAGAGGTTCGGTACAGTTCAGCTTATTAAGACCGAGAGAAGTGAGACTGCTGCTCTCGCAGACCTATTAGACTAACAATGTCATTTACTGACAGTATAAAACACAATACCCCTTTGCGGGTAAAAAATAAAGGAGAAATATATTTATGGCAAAGGTTACAAAGAAACAGACACTTTCTGCAAAGGGCGTACTCTACGTTACTGCTGATGATATTACATTGGAAGTAGAAGATGTGGAAACCCCTATGTCTTTAAGAGATTTACTGGAATCATTTAATGAGCAGGAGATTCAAATTAGTGTTAATCATTCTGATGAAATTGTCTAATGAAAGGCGGTAAACGTTGAGTAATAATTATTCAAGACTAAAAAGTGAATCAGAATTAGCCTATATATGGCGACTTCATTTTGAAGTTGAAAAAGGAAATATTACTTGGAAAGAATTGGCTGATTACGTTAATCATGAGTTCCGAGAATCAGAGGAATTATATAGAGATGAATCAGCTTACCGCAAGGGGTGTCAGGCTGCTCAGAAATACTATGATGAAGTGTTTAGTAAGCAGGCTGGCAATGAATATTCTGAGAATATAAGAAACCAAAGGCGTGAACTTGAAATCGCCAAAGTTCAGTTCAGAGATGAACGTAATGAATGGAATAGGCAAAACCGAACAGAAGCAAGGGTAGGTCAGAAGTTAGATTATCTTGAATTACAACTTTCTGAAATAGGTAAGGTCAATTTCCCTGTTATAGAAAGACCTACTATTGACGGTAATACTGAATTAATAGTTGTAGTAAGCGATACTCACATAGGCGAAACCAATAATAATTTCTTTGGTAGTTACAGCAGCGAAATAGCACAAGACAGATTGTCTAAGTATCTTGTTGAAATCAGAGAAATACAGAGTAGACATAACGCAAAGAATGTTAAAGTTGTGTTATTGGGTGATTTGATAACAGGCAACATTCACCTGACTATTCAGGTAACTAACAGAGAAAATGTCATTGAACAAGTCAAGACAGTATCAGAATTGCTTAGTTCTTTTGTGTATGCTTTATCGCAGACGTTTGAAACTGTCACTGTAGCAAGTGTTAGCGGTAATCATTCAAGAATCGCAAAGAAAGATGATGCACTAAAGGATGAAAGATTAGATGACCTTGTAATGTTTATTATGCAGAAAACATTATCTCACAATGACAGAATAGTGTTTGACACATATGCAAATATTGATACAGGTCTTGCAGTTATTGACGTACTTGGTAAAGACTATGTGCTTGTGCATGGAGATTATGATACTCCTACGGAGCAAGGCATAATGAGATTATGTTCTGTGCTTGGTACATTCCCCGAAGGCGTTATCATGGGGCATAGACACTCTCCTGCTTATGCGGAAATTAATGGTGTCAAGGTGATTCAAAGTGGTTGTCTTAGTGGCAGCGGTGGAGATTACTGCGTACAGAAAAGGCTCAAAGGTAATCCTAATCAGACTGTAATTGTTTGTAATGAACAAGGCGTACAGTGTACTTATAATGTAGATTTGCAGATTTACAGAAATAAAAAATAAAAATTGAAAGGATAGATTGTTGTGATTTATCAGACTACTCCGAGAGTGCAAATGCACAAGTTCACCAATATAGTAGACCTTGTTAAAGATATTGACGATGTATTTATATCTGAGATAAAGGATATAGAATGGGGCACTCTTAATATTATTGCAAAGACTGATGTAATAAAGCAGATATATTCATTGATAACAAAGAAAAATAACATTGTATCTGTCAATGGAAAGTATACAATATTTGAAGAAGATACCAATGAAAAGGTATCTGAAATATTTGATAAGTATGATATATTGCATATTGCTATTAGTGAATGTGGTGAGGTGTTTATAGAAACACTTGACTATTATGAATTATTTAAAGAGGTAGTATATGGTTGTATTAAGGCTTTTGCGTTTATACAGCAGGGTATAGATGTAAAGTATATGGCACAGGCAGAGAAATACAATGTTCCTGTACTGTGGTTTGATGTATAAGCAATTATTCTAATTATCATTCCTCCTTTAGTCAGGGGTAAGATGTATCTTGCCCTTGACTATACATGGCAGATTAGTGTAATGGTAACACATAGGATTCATGCTCCTATATTCGCAGTTCAAGTCTGCGGTCTGCAACTAAAAAAACAAATCAATATTTTATAGAAAGGTGGTGTCAATAGGTGGCATCTACAACTAAGGCGCAGCCAAAGCGTAAGCGTGGTAGACCGCCAAAAGCACCAACTGAACCTGTCAAAATTAAATACAGGTGTCAACATTGTGGCAAAGAATTTAGAACGAGAGAAAATAATTTCTTTATGAATAAGCGTTCTCCTTTGTTTGAAACTAACGAAGGTTACACTACCATTTGTAAAGATTGTGTCAATCAAATCATAGCTGATATCACAGCAGAAACAAGAGATAGGCGTTATGCGTTTATGGTCGTGTGTCATTGGCTTGATATGTTTTTCGATGATACTTTATATGATGGTGTCAATGATGCCGATGGTGGTTTTGGAGTATATCTTAGAAGCCTTAATAATCAGCAATATGCTAACAAAACATTCTCTGATACAATTAGTGCATGGCAGGAAAAGCATTATGAAACACGAGCGACTATTGACAAAGTAGCTGAAACGTGGAGAGCAGAAGAACGTGCAAATATGGTATTTGTTGTCAAGTCGATAGGTTATGACCCTTTTACAGATGACAATTATACAAGAGAAGATAAGCGATATGCTTACAATACTCTTGCTGATTATTTGACTGATGACGTATTGGAAGATAATCATAAAGTGCAGTCTGTTATATCCCTTGTTAAGACTTACGTCCAGCTTGAAAAAACTAATCAGATGCTTAATGCAGAATTGCGCAAGGCATACCCTGATGCAACTAACGTCAAGACTATTAATTCAATCAAAAAAGAAATGACTGCGGTCATTAATTCAATTGCAAACGAGAATGGCTTGGCTGCTAAAACAAATGGTAAAAACAAAACAGGTGGAAGTTCGCTTACAAAAATCATGCGTGAAATGGATGAGATTGGTTACGAGGAAAATAAATCTAATGTAATCAAAGCAAGACTGGCAGAATCTTATAAAGAAATAGCTACTGATAATATCAAAGCTATTATGGCTGAATTGCAATTAACGTCTGACGAGTATGCGGATATGCTGTCGCAACAAACAGAACTTGTCGCTACTCTGCAAGAAAAAGTGGATAAGCTAACAGAGGAAAAACGTTTAATGACTATTAAACTTAAAGAGCATCATATTCAGTATGACCCTGTTGCGGATGAAAATTATGCTACCTCTGCTTATCTTGATACTGCAAAAACGTCCGATAACACGATAGTACATAAGGAGAGTGACGAGAAATGAGTTTGACAATTATTAACTCAAAGTCACCAAAAGATGTTTCATTAAGAAAAATGGAAACATATGAAAAGTACAATCGTGTTATAAATTGGGGGCGACAAAATCCTGTAGATTTCGCTTCGAGATTTATGGGAACGGAGTTGCTTGATTTTCAGAAATATGCTATTAGTAATACTTGGACGAGAGATTTTGCATTATGGTTAATGTGTAGGAATGGAGGAAAGTCTATTGACTTAGCAATCTACACTATGCTTAAAAGTTTGCTATTTCCTTTTCATGCTACCTACTTTTTAGGTAACACAGGTGAGCAGGCAAAAGATACTTTTAGGAAAATAGAGAAACTTGCAAAGAAAGAAATAGAATCCTTTTCAGGCAGTACCGATGTATTCTTTGAGGAAATAAAGAAGAATAATGTTGGTGATGGATTCGTACACAACCCTGCTTCTTTTACTTGTGAGTTGTTTAATGGCGCATCTGTACATACACTAAACTCTGATATTACCAATATTAAGGGTAAACGTGCAGACTTAGTATGTTTTGATGAAGCAGGTTGGTTTAGTGACGAACTGTTTATACAGGCTGAGAACTTTGTAAACCAGTCTGAAAACTTTAAGTTGGGCGCAGATATAGATTTGACTATTGAGCCTTACAGATTTCCTAAACAATTGTTATATGCTTCGTCAGCAAGTGATACGTCAAGTGAATTTTATAAAAAGTTCAAATCATTCTCGCAGAAGATGATGATTGGCGACCAAAGATATTTTGCTTGCAATTTTACAATTGACCACATACTTAAAGCTAAGTATAATGGAGAAACATATCCTCCATTGCTGTCACAGGACAAGGTTGATAAAGCTATGTCTGATAACAGGGACAAGGCTCTTAGAGAGTTGTATAACAAATTCTCTGCTGACAGTTATGAGAATCAATTATTGTCAAGGCGTGACCTTAGACAAGTTACTGAGAATAGATTGCCGTTATTGGAAAATGATACAGGCAACAAACTGTTTGTATTTGGTTGGGATAGTGGTAGAATCAATGATAACTCGGTGCTTTCTGTTGGTGAATTATACCTTGATGATACCAAAGGTTGGTGCATGAGATTACAAAATGTTGTAAGTCTTGTTGACATTGATAGCAAAAAGAAAACTCCAAAGCGTATGCCTGAGCAGGTAAAGGACTTCAAGGAATTACTTTTGAAATATAATGGTAATGACAAAATGCGACTGGACTATGAAAATATCAAAGCATTAGTTTGTGATTCGGGTGCTGGTGGTAACATGATAGGTGGCATCACTGACTATCTATTAGAGGATTGGACTGACGAATACGGCGCAACGCATAAGGGATTGATTGACCGTAATCACAAATCAAGTGAAACCGCAAGAATTAAATATCCTGATGCAATAGATATTGTTAAACTTATTGACCCTCGTGCGCACAGAAATGATGTTTTTGAAGCGTTAGAACAAATGGTTAAGTTAGGCGTTTTTACATTTCCAACGGAGTATGAAGAAGGTAAGGACTATATTATGAGATTCAATAAAGACAATGAACAAGAAATTGAAGAAAAGGTTAAATTAACTTTTGAACAACAACTTGCTCTTGCTCAAATTGAATTGGCAAAAAGTGAAATAGTTAAATTGTGTAAATATGTTACCAAAGGTAATGTATCATATAATTATCCCCCTGAACACAGGGCTGAACATGATGATAGACTGTTTAGTATTTCACTGTTGGCGTATTATTTAGCTACGCTAAGACGAAATACTGTAGTTGAAAAGAAGTCTGATGACGATTTTGTATTTGATTATAGTACGCTTATGCGTTCACCGAGTATTGTAAAAGCAATTAGATAAGAAAGGAAGTGACTATAATTGTCAAACGAAGAAATAACTAATGAGCAGTATCAACAAGATAAAGAAGCTGTTGATAAATTTCTTGACGGTCAGACAGATAAGTTTGATTTAAGCGCATTTAAACGTTTAGTTACTTCCGAACTTATCGTACATAATGCTTTTACAGAAAACAAGGCATTAGGTTTTAAGCGGTGCGAAATAATCAAAATGATTGAATGTCCGTATCGGCATAAAATAAAGATTTTAAAACTGTCTGATTATATGTATTTAAAGTCGGGATATTATCAAAGACTGATTGATTATTTTGTCAACCAGTCTTTATTTAATTATACCGTAGATACAAAGATAAATGATATATCGGCTTATGCGGCAAATAGGCAAAAGGGCTTTAAGCGTAATCATATCAAGTTTTGTCATGAAGCAGAAAAATTCGATATGGGAAATGTAGGTAATCAGATTCTTAGGCGTTTATACAGGAATGACGTATGTTATGCTTTTGTAACAGAAGATGACTTTAAGATAAGTTATTTCTTTTTAGACCCTATGTATTGTGAAATATACTCTGTTCTTAACGGTAATGTATTTCAGTACGGTCTAAAACTTGGAAAGCTAACAAAGAAAATTATTGCAAGTTTTCCCCTGCCGTTACAAGAACTTATTGAAAACTATATAGAATCAGAAAGAGAAGCAGGCACACCTTATAATAAGATTAGGTTTATGCCTATGCCTATAGAGAACTCTTTGTGCTTAAAGTATAATAATGATTTACCATACTTATATCCTCCGTTTCTTCATATGATAGCCGATATACTTCTTATAGATGACTATAAGGATTTGGCTAAGACACAAAGTATAAATGATGCCTATAAATTACTTACAATGAAGATACCTACCAAAGACGGACAAGTAACATTGGATAATAAATCTATAGCTATCTTTACGGAACTTGTGTTAAAGACTGTACAAAATAACATCGGTGTTATTACAACACCGTTTGATATGGAAACAGAAGAATTTAGCGCAAGCAATTCTGATAACCGAGATAATGTAAGTAATGCTATATCATGGGCGTTTAAGGATGCTGGCGTTTCAGAAGCACTCATGAGTGGTGCTACATCTGGTAGCGAATTAAAGTTATCTATTGTCAATGATAGTGGTGGAGTATTTAGATTATATAGACATATTGAAGATTGGATAAATTTCCAAATGAAAATGCGTAAGTTTATCTATGCCAACAATGCGTATGAATTTGAATACAAACTGCTTGACATGACTACATTTAACAAGGATGAAGTCAAAGACGAAGAACTTAAAATGGCACAGAATGGTATACCTAATAAGTTTAAACTTTGTGCAGCTAACGGCATATCACCATGTAAGGCACTTGGTAACACTTATGCTGAAAATGTTATGTATGCAGATTTATTTGATAACTGGAAACCGTTACAAACAAGTTATACTCAGTCAAGTAGTAGTGACGATGTAGGTGGTAGACCTACGGTTGATGACGGTGACTTGTCTACTACTGGCGAAAATGCAAGAGATAACGACAGCAATAATCCTGATAACAGGATATGAGTGAGGTGATAACTATGCAGGGTAATATTATAATTGTGCCTGACAAATCAAAGGCAGATGAACTTGTCACTGTAGGGTTTAAATGCACCTTGCGTAAAATAAGCGATAACAAAACAGTATATCAGTTTATGAGAACTCCTGAGTTAGAAAAGTATCTTAAAGGTAATTTTTCTAAACAGGAGTTTTTTATAAATAATTGTTTGACATTTTGATGAGGGAGGTGAAAGGCGTGGAAAATACAAACAAGATGGTTCGTTTTGAATCTAAAATTGTTATATCTCCTGAATCAATAAAGAAACTCAATGAACAATTTGCGTTATGTGATATCAGAGTATGTTATGACGGAGATAACAGGAACTATAGTTCTATCAATAAAGAACTTATAGAAAGTAAGTTTTACTCAATGTACGGCATACCGATAGTTGGAGAATTTATTACCAAAGATGATGGTAGTAAGGACTTTGGTACGCATGGCGGTAGAATTATTCTTGATGATAAGGGTATAAGATTTGAGGAAACGACAAAGCCCTATGGATTTGTTACAAGAGAAGCGGCTGATAATGCAAGATGGGTAACATTGACCGAATTGGACGGTCATACTACTCATGACTACATTGAACTTAAAGGCTGTATTCTTTGGCTTGGAAGATACCCTGAACTTGAATGTGTTCTTGAAGAAGAACATCCTCAAAGCATGGAGATATCCGTTAAGGATTGGACTTACAGGAATGATGGAGTAGAGGAAATTACTGACTTTGTATTCTCGGCTCTTTGTATTCTTGGCAGTGATGTTACTCCCTGTTTTGAAAGTGCTTCAATTGGCAGACATTATGACCTTGATTCTATGAAAAAGGATTTTGCTGAAATGAAGTCATTATATGATTCTTATTCTCTTGATAATAAGAATGATGATATAAATTCTCAAATGAAAGGAGAGGTAGGTCAAATGGATTTTACTAAGATAAGCGAGATACTTGGTGGCATTATGCTTGGTGAAACAGAAGTAGCTAAGTATGCTCTTGTATCTGTATCAGACACTTCTATCTGTGTTATAGATAGAGAAGATTATAAGGCATATAGTATTCCTTGTACAATTGCAGATGAACAAGTTGTTATTGATTTTGACAATAAGACAGCTTGCGCTCTTACATCAGCAGAGGGAGAATTTTCATTCATGCCCGAAGTGGAGGTAATCAAGAAATCTGTTGAAGATTCTCTGTCAGTGACTTTTGCAGAAACTTATGAGAATAAGATAGCAGAACTTACTAAGACTTACGCAGAGTTAAAGACGGGCTATGATGCTGCGATGGCAGAACTTGAAACATATCGTGCCGCTGACGCTGCTCGTAAGGAAGCCGAGAAGAGGGCAGAGATAGATTCTGTTATGGCTGAGTTTGATGCTAAGATTGGCAGAAGTGCTACATATCTTTGTTGGAAGGCTAAGATGGATTATAGCAAGTCTGTTGAAGATTACCGTAATGAACTTACTGTAATGGCAGGAGAAATTCTCATGCGTGAGGGCGACAATGCTGGTAAGGCATCGTTTGCTTTCAATCCTATTTCCGCAGGTGTTATAAACAAGGGTTCTAATCTGTCACTCGGAGAGGATAGATATGGAAGTCTGTTAAGCAATTTTATTAATATGGATGATTAAGAGAAAGGAAAGTGAATTATTATGGCATATGGTGTAGTTGAAACTACTAAGATAAGCGGTAGATGCTTTAGCTTTTATAATGCTACCAATGATATCGAGAACGGATTTGTTGTTAAGAAGGGCGCACCTAAGCAGACAACCGTAGGTGCTGAAACTGTTGACGAAAGAGAGATATATACTGTATCTGTTCCTGCTGTAACAGATAAGGTTTATCTTGTTGCTAATCCTGCATGGTCGTATGATGATAGTCGTGCAGAGAATCAGAATGAGGATAAGTTCATTAATAAGGCTGGTGTGCCCTTTAGAGGTTATGCGCTCTTTACTGATGATAAGTTCGGTGTTTCTGATTATACTATCACTCCTGTTGATGCTTCTACAGCGATTGCAGTAGGCGACTATATAGGCGTTGATGGCACTACCATGAAGCTGACTGACCTCGGCACTTCTGCACCTGACCTGACCGCAAGAGGTTTTGTAGGTATAGTTCGTGAAGTTGAATCGTATGGTGTTGAGCTGCTTGTTGGTGCTGGACTTCCTAACGGTCTTATTGGAAACGTTGGTAAGAAGGTAGTTATTGAAGTTATCCAGAATGAGGATGTTTAATTGAAAGGAGTGAATGACTAATGTTTAAGAATACAAGAGAACTTATAAATCTTATGAATGATTCGTATGCAAAGCGTGTTGACGTATTTGCAAGTGAAAAGGCTGCTAAGTATTCTGATGAAGCTATTCGTAAGGCTTTCTTCGAGATTCTTGGCGAGGACAAGCTGACTTGGCAGAATTGGAGAAATCACAAGAACGAGATATTCACTATAATTGAGAACGTTCTTAATACTAATCTCCCTCTTGCTTGGGAAGATTCGCAGTTCTATAATCAGTTTGTTGAATCTAAGAATGGTTTGCTTGGTGATACTAACGAGTTTGTAGTAGAGGATTATTCTACTCTTATTGCTTGCTCGTTTAGCGGTAATCATTGGGACACTGACCGTAAGAAGGTTGGCGGTCGCAAGGCGTTCTCTCTGCCTACACAGTGGATATACGTTCATGTATATGATGACTTTGAGAGATTCTTAAAGGGTCTGAATAGTTTTGCAGAGTTTGTAATAGCTATGCAGAAGGCTATGAATAAGAGGGTAGACCAGCTTGTTTACGGTGCTTTTGCCGCTGGTGGTAATTACCTGCCTACAGATTTCCGTGTAACAGGTTCTTATGACCGTACTAAGATGCTTGAACTTATTCAGAGAGTTGCTACTGCAAGCGGTCAGAATGTTGTCATAGCAGGTACTAAGATTGCCCTTAGTGCCCTTGTAAGTGCTACCCCTGCTGCTCTCCTGTCTGAACAGCAGAAGCAGGAAATAGCGACTTCGGGTCAGCTTCTTAACCTCACTTCGCTTGGCGTTATGGGTGTTGAGATTCCTCAGACCTTTATTAAGGGAACATTCCAGTTTGCACTTCCTCAGAATATTATCTACGTTCTTCCTGCAAATGAGAAGTTCATCAAGGTATGGTTTGAGGGTGATACTCGTGCAAGAGATTTGACCGAGATTCAGACACATGACCAGACTATGGATTCACAGATTCAGACTAAGGTAGGCGTTGGCGTAGTCTTTAGTTCTGTATTTGGTATCTATACTGTACAGTAATTCAGTGACCAACTGATTCTTTTATGTAGTGAGCGAGGGGCGTTATGCCCCTTGTTTGCTATAATATTATTTTTTTAAAGGAGATTTCTTTTTATGAATTTCAATGAAATGTCTACCAATGAGATTAAGTCGTATGCAAAAGAACTTGGAATAAAGTTTACAAACATATCAAGAGAAAAACTCATTGATAAGATAAAGGAATTTGAGGAAAAGTCTAAGGAGGTTAGTTCTGTAATTTCAGCAGATGACGATGATTTTACTGCACCTGTTAAAACAGAAACAGTAAGTGAAAAGCCTGTTGAAAAAAAGTCACTGCTTAGTTCAATAGAAGAAGCTATAGATGAACTTGACGAAAGTGAACAGGAGTTTTATGATACTTCATTTACTCCCCTGCCCCCTGATGCAGTTATTCCTGTAAAGAGTATTACTTATGGAGCATTAGTCTATAAGTCAGCTAAGACCAATGCAACTACTGTGTGGAACAAGATAGGTTCAATTCAGAATATGACTATTGCAGAAATAACCGAGATGATGAATACCTCACCTGTATTCCTGACCCAGCCTAATGTCATCTTGCTTAATGAAACAGCCATGAAACAGTTTAGGCTTACTAAGATTTATGAAGATGTGGCTAAGATTTCTAATCTAAAAGAACTTTTTAAAAAGAGTAATGGGGAGATTGAGAAAGCAATTCAAAATGCGATTGAAGCCAATATGCGTGATGTTCTTATTGCAAAGGTGAGAACTATGTATGCCAATAAGACTTTGACTGATATTAATGTTATCAGTATATTGGAGAATAAGCTACAGTTTGACCTTGTGGAAAAGTAATTAAATATATTTTGGAAAGGAAGTGGCGAATGTGGCTAATACAACTTATGCAGAATTGTGTAGTTCTGTATATGCTAAAATCAAAGACTACGACTTCATTCAAATGGAGGAATCAGAAGCCAATGCAATATTGATTGAGTTTATTCGCCCTGCCTGTTTAGCTTTTGAAGATTGTTCACAAGATTTGAGTGACCGTGATAACAGTACACAGGAATTTAATTTCGTACTTGATGATGTAAACTTTGAGATATTGTCAGGCTTTATGGTTATACAGTATCTTGATGCCACATATATACGAACACCTTTAATGTTAAAGGCTCACATGAGTACAACAGATTATCATAAGTTTGATAATAAAGATGTTCTTGGTAAGGTGCAGAGTGTACGAGAAATGTATTATCAAGAAACAAAACAGTTTATGATTAATTACTCATTTAAAAAGTGTAATCATCTTCAAGAGGTATATGAGAAATATGGCGGTTATACCCCCAACAAAATTGCCAATGCCGTAGGACAGACAAGCAGTTCATCACATGGCTGTTGGCGACCTCCCTCTTGGTGGATTTGTTTTCGCCGTTGGAATCCTCCAATTTGTGGGCGAGGTGAGTAAGCATGAGTTTTGCAAACATGAAAAATTATATGCTTGTCGATGGAGAAATAATGCGCAAAGCCAAGATAAACGATGGACGATATTTAATGGCTGACCAATTTGACAAAGACCCATCTTATGAAGATGGATTTGTCTTTTGGGAATACGGAATAGCTATTGAAGATATGAGAAAATCACCAATCAAAACATTTGGTGAAACGTTGGGTAAAAGTATTCTTGGCAGTTATGGTTTTACTATTGAGTTTAACACATTAATAGACAATCCTGTTGTCGTAGGCGATACTTTATATGACACCGAAACTAATGTTTACTGGCTGTGTATTGAATCTTATAATAGGGATAAGATACACTGGTCGGGAAAAATGGTCAAGTGCAATAATTTCTTGAAATGGCAAGACGAGAATGGCGAAATATATGAATATCCGTTTTATGATTCTAATGCAACACAGTATAACTCAGGTGTAACATCTAACAATGTAATGATAATAGGCAGCGCACAGCATAAGATACTCATTACCGCAGATGATAACACTATTGCGTTAGACCATGATAAGCGATTCTTCCTTGATAGAAACAAAAAGAATCCAACCGTATACAAACTTACACAAGCTGACACAACTGCTTATTACTATGATAAGGGGCTGTTGACGTTAATGGTATCTGAACACCAATATAATCCTGAAAGTGATAGCATAGAAAATTGGATATGCGACTACAAGGATATGGGAACAGGTACTTTTGATATCCTTTATAAAGGTAAGCCTGTTGTAAGAGTAGGTGGCAAGAAACGTTTCTCTGTTGAATCGAATAGTGTGACATGGAATATCAGCGGAACTAATTTTGATGAAAGTTATCTATCTGTCGCTGCCACAGATAACTATATAGATATTGCTTGCAAGTATGATGAAACATTATTAGATGGCAAGGAGTTTACATTAACTGCTACTGTTGATGGTCAAACAACTTCCCTGCTTGTTAAGTTAACAGGGGGTGTATGATTATGGCTGTTAATGATAATTTGCTTGAAGATTATCGTAATGTTATAACTAATGCTATTTTGAATAATGAAATTCTTGTCGATGTTTTAGGCAAGGGAGAATATGATTTAGACACAGCAGATGAACTGTTGTGGAAGAATGTATTTCCCAATGACTTTGCACCTGAAACATTAACAGAAACCGATACTTATATTTTCTATGACATGGACGAATCTGTATCTCCAACGGTATCAAAAAATGGCACAGGTTTTCTTGCTATCAATTTGTATTTTTGGATTGTTACTCACCGTGACATTATTAGATATAACGGGAATATACCGTCAAGCAAAAATCGTTTGCGGAATGATATTGTTGTAAGAGAACTTAAACAAATGTTTGCGCCTGAAAGAAATTTGGGCGTTAGCAAAAATAAGTTTTTATATAACAAAATATTTGCGCAAACAAATAATAAATACTCAGGTCGTTTGTTGGCATTTCAAATAACTGATTTCGCAGACAAGATAAGATATGGTATTGGGAAGGGAGAAATTGAAAAGTGGCAGTAAGTCTACTTAACAAGACTGAATATAAAGTTACTGATAAAGTGACTGTTAATATTCCTACTCTCGGACAGTATCGTTCTAAGACTGAGATATATGATACTCTCATGAATTACTTTATTGTAACGCCATCGACTTATATGGTTCAGTTATATGATAAAGGTATTGACTTTCGTAAATTAGATGAATATGAGTTTTTCTTACAACTTATCGCTGTTGATTATATGTGGAATGAGCCAACGGTTGATTCTACAATATTGTTTCAAGGTCTTGATTTTTCTACATTACAAGTGGCAGAGGATAACGGACATATTATACTTGTTGATAATCAAGGCGACACCGTGATAGATGAATATGTTTATTTACAAGTTGGTGCTTTATTCTGCGAGATATTGAATACCAAAAAGCACAGACGTAAACCAAAGAATCAAACTGCATTTGATTATATAATTGATGTGGAAAGAGAACATCAGAAAAATGCTAAACGTTTAAAAAACAAACAGCAAGTAGAGTTTGATGATTTGATAGTTGCGTTAGTTTGCAAATCGGGATTCCCATATAATTTTGAAACGGTCAATACATTAACATTGTATGACTTCTATTGTTGTGTGCAACAAATTGTTAAAGATACAAACTACAATAATCTTATGAGAGGTGTTTATTCGGGCTTTGGCAGCGTTGACCTTAAAAGGTTAAATCCGAATGAATTAAATTATTTGTCGTTTAGGAAGTGACCGTATATAGCGGTTCTTTTTATTTATAAGAAAGGAAAGTGAATAATATGGCTGGATTGTTTACAATTGATAATTTTACCATTACTTCTCTTGACCGTATTCATGCTTATGATAGAGTAACCAAGAAGGGTTCGTTCTATCTTACAGAGTTGCAGTCAACTACTATATCTAATACCGAAGATACTGTAGATATCACTGGTAAGGCTGGTAGACTGTTAAAGCAGATTAAGAGAAATAAGGCTGTTTCGCTCACTGGTGCATCTGCACTTCTGTCTGGCGACCTCATGGCTGCGCAGACTGGTACTGAGCAGGAGTATAGCACCGATTACAAGGCTCGTATTCCTGATATAATCGAAATAACCGCTGATACTGTTACCGCAGGCAAGGTAACTACTACCTTTACCGCTGTTGGTACAGCAGGTGCGGAGATTATTGACGTAAGAGTAATGTCCGATAATGGCGGTCTTATTAAGAATGATTGGTCACAGGGTTCAACCGCTGGCGAAAAGACTTATGCTTATGACCCTGCCACTAAGGAACTTACTCTGCCTACTGATTCGGGTGTTACCGCAGGTCAGAAGATAGTTGTAATGTATGACTACACCGTAACTGGCTCTAAGGTTGTTAATAGGTCTGACGTATTTGGCAAGACATTGTATGTGGTCATTGACGGTACTGGTACAGATGCTTGCGACAATGAGTACAAGTGTCAGTTTATTATTTATCGTGCGCAGTTTAGCGGTGAGTTCGATATTGAACTTGGTGGCGACCAGGCAGTACATAACTTCTCTGCTAATTCACTCATTGATACTTGTGCTTCTACACAGACTAATGGTCTTTGGGAGTTCCTTGTATTCAACGACCCTGAATAACAATAGACAAGATAAGTCAAGGGAGATTTACTCTCCCTTTGCCTTGTCTGTTGAATCTGCAAAAGATAATGTAGATTGAACAGACAGGGCAAGAAAGGAAGTGTGTTATGGCAAATAATAAACATTATAAGAAATGTCTTGTTTGCGGCAAGGTTTATGAATCCTGTCCGTATTGCGATTCACAGAATATGTTCTATGCTTGGCGTAGTGTTGTGTGTTGTGAGGAACATATGGTATATCATATTCCTATTATCTCATATATCCGTAAGATAATCAGTAAAGAACAGGCACAGAAAGATTTAAGGTTGGCTGAAAAAACTCATGGCAAGATTAAGTATGCACCTGAAATCCAGTCTGTTGTAGATGAAATTATGGCAGAGGATAAACCTACTATTACAGAGGATTCCACAATACGCACCTTTGATACAGCCGATATCATAGACAATGCGCAGGTTAATACTCGTAAGAGAAGAAATAAATCAAACAAATAATAAGAAAGGGGTAATTAGATTAAACTATTACCCCTTATTTTTTTAGGACAAATCTATAAAAGAAAATTTTTATTGGAGTTTTTATATGGCAAAAGAAAGAAATAAAGGTAAGATTTTTGAGGACGATTTTAAAAATTCTGTACCCACAGATTGTGTGTGCCATCGTTTAAAGGATTCTCCTTTGACATATATTAAGTGTGATGGTGCTAAATATACACATGATAACCCTTGTGACTTTTTTGTTTTTGATGGCAGTCATGGAAAGCTGTTTACCCTTGAACTGAAAAGTACATCATCATTGGCGTTTACGGTACAAATGTCAGACGATGAGCCTAAGAAGATGATTAAGTATCATCAGATAAAGTCATTAACGGAGTTATCAAAATATCCTAACGTAGTATCAGGATTCTTATTTAACTTTAGAGATGAAAAAGAAAATACAGAAGAATGTTACTTTATGTTTATAACAGATTTTAATGCTATGATGATTGACATAGATAAAAAATCATGTAATAAAACGGATATTATCGAACATGGCGCAATTCCTGTTGAGGGAAAATTATTACGAACACATTATCGTTGGGATATCAAAGAGTTATTTTATTATTGTTCGTATATAAATGTATAAAATAAATAATTGGAGGATATTTAATATGAACACAAATACTTTTAATTATTCAGATTATCTGACCTTTGTAGATTATGTTGTTAGCAATACAATTCGCTTTGGCGCAGAGTATCAGAATTTCTTTACTGCACTGGCTATAGCGCAGATGTTCTATGGTTATGAAGTTGTTAACGGTAATGGCGATAACAACGAATGGGATATTGATAAGGTGTTTGACGATATTAGGAATCTTGATTGCAATAATGTCAAGAGAGATATCTATGAGTTTGTGTGCAATACAGACCATGATTATTTCCTGCCTATCAAGGAATATCTGTATGATGATATGATAGACCAAATATCTAATAAGCTATGGCTTGAAACACAGAAGAATCCTGTTCGTGACAGCCTTGCTGAATTACTGCGCACAGCTAATACTTATCTGGAAAATATGAGTGACAAGATGAATGAAGTTGATATGTCAAGTACATTGACAACTTTGACTAATTTTGCAGAACTTTTCAGTGAAAGTGGCAAGGCAGAGATTGCAACTAATATCGCAAAAGAAATTCACAAGGACAGAGAAGCTGAAAGAGCTGCACTTGCTCATTTAGAGTATAAGAACAAACAGAAGAAGTAATCCTAAAGGAGTGTATATCATGCACAATTCTATTGATATTAAAGTTAGGTCAGAGGTGACAGGGCGTGATATTCACGCCTTTGTTTATTTACTGCAAAATTTACAAAGTAACTTTTATGTTGCTAATAATGGTCGTAGAGTAAGCGGTGCAAGTATCATAGGTGTAATATCATTGAACATATGTAAGGGTTCTACTATTACCGTTATTGCTAATAACGATAATAAAGAAACACTTGTTGATGATTTATTTGCTGTTGTACATTTCTTTGAGAATTTATATACGGAACACAACAAGCGTGAGAGTGAGAACTATGGCACAGATAATAGTTAAGAACCTTAATCAGTTATGGCAAGCTATGGATAGTGTACTTGCTAAGGCTATTAATTATGACAGTTATGTCGCAGAGGATATTATTAGGCAGTTTATTTCTGTGTGGTATGGGGACTATGACCCTAAAAGGCATGAGAGAGAATTTCAATTGTTTCGTTCTTTATTCAGAACTGATTCAGCGATAATGCCTGATAATACAGTAAAGGCATGGGTGTATATTGATACGTCTATGATGAAACATACGTTTCACGATGAAGCGCACCAATTAACCGAAGAAGATGTTTTGCTTGCAGCTAATGAGGGATTGCATGGTGCGTTAGGTGGAACAGTAGTAGCAGGTAGACAAGGCATAAAAATATGGGATGATGCCATTGACTATATAGAATATTCTAAGGTATTGATAACAGAATTTGTCAAGTATCTTAGAAGTCAAGGATATGACGTAAAAGTAAAATAAGGCAAGTGTTAAGTAGTGAGGCGGTGATTAACAATGGCAGATTTTGTTCTTGGATTAGAAGGTAGAATAGATAAAGCAAAAACCAAAGCTAATATTGAGAAAGAACTTAATGGTAATCTCGGACAAGAACTTAATTCACAAGAGTTATTAAAGTTTATCGGTGGACTTAATATTGCTAAGACTAAACAAAGGATTCAATCACAGCTTGCTACTATCAGTAAAGACTTTAAGGTTGATATTCAGCTTGGCAATATTGATGTAACTAAGGCTAAATCAAGTATTCAAAGTGCGATTCAGAGTGCAACAGCCAATGCTAATGGAACAACAGGTGTTTCAAACGTATCGGATATCCATGCAAGCACTGCAAGTATCAAGGCGCAAACACAGGCGTTGTTTGATAGTGCTAATGCATCTGACAAAGCTAAAGAAAAATATTTAGAGTTTGTCAAAGCGGTCGATTCGACTAATCTGTCCGTTGATAAGTGGAGTACAACTATCAAAACAACAGGCGAAGGTACTACTTTAGAAACAATAAACGTCAAGGGTACTGATGAAATCGGGCGTGAAATTGAATTACGCAAGACAGCTAATGAGGTTGTAATTCAGCATACTGAAAACCTTGAAAAGCAAAGACAAGTTGAGGAACGAAAGAATAAAGAAGCTGAACGTACTGCTGAAAAGCAAAAGCGAAATCTTGAACAACAGCAAGATAATCTGAGTTCGCTTGCAAGACAGCTTGATAGTATTCGTGCAAAGTATTCTGAGATAGGACAAGCTATCCCTAATGTGTCTTATGATAATAATGGCAAGGCTAAGGCAGATACTAATGCGACTTACAAACAAGGTTCTTATGCAAGCGCATATAATGATGCGGCTAATCGTCTTGAACAAGCAAATCAATCCTTATTAAACGGAGAAGAAATCAAAAAAGAAGATATCCGATTAATTCAGGATATTATATCTGAAACAGAAAATCTTGGCAAGGCTGCACAGAAAGAACAACAAGAAGAACAAAAGACAATACAGCAACATCAACAGGCTCTTGAAAGTATAGACAAACTTTTGTCTGACCAACAGACAAAATTAGATAAGATTCGCACAACCTATTCCGAACTTAAACAGCCTTTAAATAATATCACCTATGATGAATCTACTGGCAAGGCTATTACCAACGAAGAAACAAGTTATGCAGCAGGCTCTTATGCAAGTGCTTATAATGATGTAATTAATAGATTGACAGAAATCAATAAATTACGTCAAGAAGGTAAGACAGCAAGTCAGGAAGATATCAAGCTACTTAAAGAAGCTATATCTGAAACAGAAAGACTTGGTAAGATTGCAAGGGCAGCGCAAGCTGTTGACATGAATTTCAAACCTACAGATTTTTCATCTGCAAAAGAAATATATCAAAACGGTCTGGATAGATATGTAGAACAAGTTAATCGTTTAGGTGAATCGGGTCAGGAGTTACTGCCTAAGATTGATGCTTTAAAAGAGGAATTGTCTAAGGTGGGCGACACTGACGACCAAAAGGCTTTAGATTCTTTTATAGATAAATTAAGAGTTTTCAAGTCTGAATTAAGTCTTGCACAAGAACAAAAGAGAACGCTTGATAATGCTGAAAAACAACAGCAAAATGATACTAAACTTGACTTAAATAAACAAGGGTTTCTGTCTCAAATTGACCAATGGCTTACTGATAATACAAAAATATCAGCACAAACCAAAAATGCCATTATGCAGATTAGAGAACAAGTAATTAAAGCTGACAATATACAGCTCGGTAATCTGCAAAAGCAATTTCAAAATCTTACTAAGGAAGCTAAGTTAGCTGGCGACACAGGTAAAAAGGCTTTCGATATTATAAAAGAAAAAGTTGGAAAGTTTACAAGTTGGTTTAGTATTGCACAGGGCGTAATGCTACTCACGAATAGATTAAAAGATTCTATTAGTGAACTCAAAGAAGTTGACACTCTGTTAACAGAAATCAGTAAAACTTCTGATATGACAGAACAGCAACTTGAAAAGTTGGGATATACCGCTTTTGATTCAGCTAAGAAATATGGCGTTACTGTACAGGCTTTCTTAACAGGCGTACAGGAAATGTCAAGAGCAGGTTACGGAGATAATGCGGCACAAATGGCTGACCTCTCTATCCTCGCTCAGAGTGCTGGTGATATGACCGCTGACGTTGCAAACAACTATCTTATTGCAACTGATGCCGCTTATGAATTAAATGGTAGCGTAGAAAAATTAGGTAAAGTTCTCGATGGACAGAACATGATTAACATAATAGTCCCCTTGTATGGAAACATACAAAGGTGCAGTCTGCTCTTATCGGAAAAAAGGTAGAGATACCCAATTCCGAGGACAAGACTTTATAAAATATGGTGAAAGGGTTTTATGACACAAATATGTATAAAATGCAATCACGAAAAAGAAATGGATAGATTTACTAAGGGGCATAAAACTTGTAAGTTTTGTGCCTATTTACAAAAACATCAATTTGTTTATCCTGATAATTGGGATAAACAAGTAATAGAACAAATGTTAGAAATGACAATTTATTTTTAAAAGAAAAAATAGTAAATCCATATTTTATAAAGAATCCGTAACGAGTAAGTATTCATGTAGCGATACATGGGTCACGCAGACTACAGGTGTATATAGGACACCTCTCTATAGTCCGATAGAGCCTAACGTTATAACGAGGGTAAAGGTGTACTCTGCTCTCACGATATAATCTCAAAATGAAACGTGAGAATCAAGAAGAAATTCTTGGTCGCCGTAATAATTATACGGTCAGTAGTTATACGTTGTATAACGAAAGTAACAGATAGGAACTAATAACTACGCAATCTCAATGACAGACATAGCCGATGCTACAAGTGCTGCGGCAAGTATGGCATCTGAATATGGCGTTACAATAGAACAACTTTCGGCACTTACCACAATGGCTGTTTCAAGAACAAGGCAGACAGGTTCAGAAGCAGGTAATGCTATTAAGTCATTAATGGTAAATCTGACCGATACAACTAACAAGAAACGTACAGCAGTTTTTGAACAGCTTGGAATTTCTATGGAGAAAGTAGTCAATGGTTCTAAGCAATTGAAAACTCCTATAGAATTGTTAGATGATTTGGCAAAGGTTTATAACAACTTGCCCGAAGGTGACGAAAGAAAAAATAGGATACTCAATATAATAGGCAATAAGAGACAAGCCAACACTCTTGCCGCTATCTTAAAGGATTGGGATTCCTTGAATGAAATTATCCAAACTTATGAAAGCGGAGTAGGGTCGGCTGCACGAGAAAGTGAGAAATCGCTTCAAAGTGTTCAAGGACAATTGAACAATCTTCGCACAACTGGAACTCAGATTGTTCAAGACTTAATCAATAGTGACGATATGCGTTCACTGTTGAAGTTTGGTAATTCTGCATTAGAACTCATTCATAACATAACCAAAGAACTTGGTTTAATGGGAACTGTAATTGCAGGTTTGGGAGTTGCCAAAACTGTTAAGAGCATTGGTGATTTATTATCTGTAGCCAATGTAGTGCCTTCTATTAAGGGGTTAAACGGTGTAGAAGATGCTCAAAAAATTGCTAATATTATTAGTGGTTTATCTGGCGCACAACAAAAGGCGGCTTTGAGTAGTGCTAATTTTTCTAAAGAAGTTATATCCTCAATCCTCGCCATAAACGGACTTTCTGCTTCATCAATAACAGCGTCCTTGTCGATAAAAAATTTAGGCGCAAGTTTGGCTGGTATGGCTAAAGCTGCCCTGCCTACTCTAAAAGTTTTAGGTACAGCAGGATTATATATTGGTGGTGCGATATTAGGCGCATATGGTGCGGTCAAAATTGTACAATTTGGTCTTGAAAAACTTGCTGAATCACAGGGACTTCAAAAGTTGGAGCGCAAGTCTGATGAACAAATTGAAAAAGAAGAAAAAGAACATGAAGAACAAATACAAAGGATTCGTGAAGAATCTGAACATCGTAAACAATCCTTAGAAGTTCTGCAAAAAGTTCAATCTGAATATGAAACACTTGGCAACAAAAGTCAATTGACAGCCGAAGAAACGTCTAAACTTTCAGAGTTACAGGAACAATTAACTTCAACATACGGCAAACTTGCCAATGGCATTGACCTTGTTAACGGCAAATATGATGAACAAGTTTCAAAATTAAAAAACCTTAACAAACAAGAATTAGAAAGACAAAGGCAGCAACAATTAGAGTTGTATCGTGATACCAAATCACAATATTCTCTTAGTGGGGTAAGACAGATATATCAAGCAAATGGCGGCTATATTCCCAATCAAGGAATCATTGATACTTTTACAAAGTATGGTATGGGTATTCATTCTTATATTGATGGCGTTGGGGAAAAAGAAGAACGTTACTTCTATTTAGACCCACATCTTTCAAGCGATGAACAAATTGAAGCTCTTAGAAAAAGTTTGACTGCTATAGAGAATGACTATACGGAAGCTGAACGTTTGCGTAATGAAGCCGTAAATACAGTATATAATCTTATCGGACAGACATTAGATACTTTAGTATCAGAAGATACTGCGATTGGTGAAGAGGCAAGGAAAGCAGCGATTGCTATTATTGAAACTTTTGCAACGTCTGATGGAATTGACTATCAGTCTGTAGCAGAAGATACTTACAAGCCGTATCATGATGCTTTAATTAAACAGTATGCCAGCGATGACCCTACGTTGCAAAAAGCTATTGAAGAAGAACTTTCTAAAAGGTTTGAATGGTTGCAAGAAGAGACTGAAACTATCGTTCCTGAATTTTCTTTCTCATCATGGTTTGAAGCAAATGATATTGAGGAAGTTGAAAAACAAATCAATAAGCTAAAAGATATTGTCAAGTCTGTATACGATGGCAACGATTTGTCAGGAGAGCAAAGGGCATTACTTTCTGATTTAGGCTTAGATGGCATGATTGACGATGCCGATAAGTTAGCTGATTCGGTTGACAAATTAACTCATGAACAATTAAATGATTTATCAGCAGAGTTATTAGAACTTCTGAAAAACGCAAAGTCTTTAGATGAGCATAATGCGATTCTCGGTGCTATGCAGTACATAGATTCTTTGTCACAATCTACAAGTGAAGTCAAGGATATTTATAAGGCACAAACCGAAGAACTCAAAAAGCAAATCAAAACTACACAAGCAAATATCAACAATGCTAAACGGCGTAAAGAAGCAGAAGAACAAGTCCTTGAATCATTAAAGAAACAAAAGGAAGTTCTTGAAAATCAAATTGACCAATATGAGAAAGCAGCGCAAGCTGTACAAGATTACATTGACGACCAAATTGATTCTCTTAACAAGCAGAAATCAGCTATCGAGGAAACATACAACAAGCAGATTGAAGCCTTGCAAGATGAAGCCGATGAAAGAGAACGCCTAAATGATTTAAGAGAAAAAGAACTTGCGTTAGAAAATGCAAAGAACTCTAAGGTCAGAACATATTCAGCAGGTGGCTTTGCTATAGTCCAGGACAATTCTGCTATCAAACAGGCACAAGCTGATTATGATAAGGCGTTGAATGATTCTCGTATTGCACAGCTTGAAAAAGAACGTGATGAAGCCATTAAACCTATAGAGGAACAAATCAAGGTTCTTGAAGATTATAAGGATGCGTGGAGTGAAGCACTTCATCATTATGAAAGAGTGCAAAATGAAATGTATGCTCAGACTATCTTCGGGTCAAATTGGCGTGAAGCGGCTCTTAGTGCAGATGCTAATATGGTTAATTCCTTTGTGGGCGTTTATGATGGTTTGCAAAATCAGTTACACAATATCGTTGAACCTCAAATTGAACAAAAGGAACGAGATATTGAAGCAATTGATAGGCAGATAGAATCTTATGAGGAATTAAAAACCAATCAACAGGCTTATCTTGATTTCTTTAAAAATTACAGTAAAGACTTTTCTAAAGCCGTAGGAGAACAAAAGAAAGCCCTTGAAGAATTTTTAAATCTTGTAAAACAGGGTAAAGACCAAAGTGGTATCTTTAGAGCATTTGATAAGGTTATGCAGTATTTTGATACTGACTATATACCACAGTTTGCTAATGGTGGCACAGCAAATTTCACAGGCACAGCTATGTTACATGGCACAGCCAATCGTGCTGAACTGATATTAAATAATGCAGATGCAAAGAAACTATATGAAGTTATTCATGGTTCTAATATACCACAGTTAACTAAATCAGTCATCGGAAATATATTCGATACTGTCAAGGGGCAGGGCATGGAGAATATATCTTCTGCCAACACAAATAATAACAATGCAAATAACTATTATACATGGACTGTTACAGGTAATAACATTCGTGCAGATAGTTACACCGAGTTTAAAGAAAACATGGATAGATTTGTTCGTCAATCTCAAATGGATTTGGACGTTGGTAAAAGATAACCGTGTTTTGTTTTACATTATTTTCTGCGATATAATAATATTGCAGAATAAAAGAATCGTTTTATATTTGGGTGAGGGTAGAAATATCCTCGCCCTTCTATTATTTTTGAATGAAAGGAGTGACCGCAAGTGGGCGCACGAAACGCTTTAGCTACACCTACCGATGTGTTTCCTCGTAATGGCAACGTGGTTGTATTTGATGAGAATGACGAATTTCCATTCTCATTTACAAACTGGTGTGATGCCCTTGCTTATTTTGCTTTAACGGTATATGATGCTGTAACCAACGAACAAGTCAGAGAACTTGTAGCGTATACTTTTAATCCTAACACAGAGGAACACTATACTTATCAGAGAGGTGACACTATCAATTCCTATATGGGTAGGATTGCGTTTGATGACCCAAACACTGAACTTAAAAGCGGTCATCATTATAAATATAAAATCACATTATACTCATGCTTACCTAATGAAAGTGGTGGGTATGCCAATATACCTAACTGTGTAGTGCCTTATGCAAGTGGCATAACATTTGATAGATACAGCGGTCATCATTTGAGTATAGGTCGCAACATAGCCAATTGTAAAGCACCGTCATATTGGGGCGACAGCGGTATGATAATCGGTTGTTCAATGTTGCGTATAGGTAATGAGGAAAGAATGGTTACAAGGTATGAGCCTGAAACTGGTTATGTTTGGGTAGATAGGGATTTTACTTTTGAAGAACCTATTACAGACGAAAAGCGATTTGTGCCTTATACTTTGTATTGCAATTATATTTCTACCAATGGCAACGAATCAGAAGGCTCTTATGATTTTTATGTGCGAGAGGGTATTGGGAGTACAACAAGTGCTAAATTAGTTCCTTTGGGATTAAGAATTAAAAACACTTATCAACACCCCAACAACGTAGGACTTGAAAATTATAGAATGAAAGTGTATCAATTGGATAGTGATTCTGTGCTGTCAGGTTATACACAATCTTCTGATTTGACTTCTTTAACTTCTGTTAAGATAGCTACAGGCATTACACAGAATCTTATTGGTAGAAATATTACTTTTGCGCTGTCAAGCGGTACTATCTCTGGTGATGTTAATGACGGCTATAAATCAACCATTATAGGATATAACTATAATACAGGTATGTTGTACTTAAATCAGCCCTTGCCTGTAATGATTACGGAAAACACTAAATACACGATTGACCTTAGTAGCCCTATGTTAATAGGTGATAGTGATAGTGTATATAATTATCATTTACATTATAGCTTTCCGATTTATCCTTATGGAGAAACATATCAAATGGAAACTACTTTGACTACATATGAAAAGCAACAGCTTACATTGTCAAAGAAGTTTACATTAAGTGACCCCGAACTTGATTCTGTAATTAGTGGTAGTAGCATAGTAATTGATGTGCAAAATCAGAATGTAAATATTTCGGTATTACAAGATTCCACAACTATCAGATATCCTTTTGATGGTTATAATATTTTCCGCAAGGATTCTGATAAACACTTATGGAATTATATAGGATTTATGCCAATTATCGAAGGACAAAATACTATTCATTTTACTGACTATACGGCAGGAAATAATAGTGAATATGATTATTCATTTGTTCGTGGAATAGCTGACGTTGCTATAGCAGACTATGACCCTGCTATAAATTACAAGCCTTACAATATAGAATCTGTTCAGACAAAGTGGGACGGTTGGACGATTACAGCGTTACATCCGTTTAAAGATTATGTAAAGAACTACATTGAATCTGACCCCATGACATTAAAAGATACTAATATACTTACAACGGTTTTTGCAAAGACACCTTATGTTGTAGGTGAAACATGGCATTTCTTATCGGCTATTAATTCGGGTGATATCACAACTAATCTTGGTATTAATGTTCACGTTGGAACTTCCGCTTATCCTACGGTTACAAGAACAAAGAACAAATATCAAACAGGTTCATTCACCGCACATATACTTGAATTAGAATGTCCGTCAACTAATATTATTGACAACATTGACAAAGTAAAACAGTGGGATAAATTCATTAATGATGATTGCTTATTCATTCTTAGGTCTGACAAGGGAGATGTATGGGTAATTGCAATAAGCGAAAACACTTCTCGGTCATATGATGAATCTGTAGAACCTATTTTAACTACAGCTTCGTATTCGTGGACTGAGGTTTGTAAGGCAGAAGATATTCAAATAATTCAGTTTGAAGTATTATAATATAGAAAGGAAGTGGTTAGGTGGTTTGTGAATACTTTGATATAACACATATTAACGGCAGATATTATTATGATATATTAGACCGTTCTCTGTGTCGAACAAGATTACGCTTTGAGCTTCTTGACCACTTTGAGAACACATTAGACTGCATTGAGCAGGACATTGAATCTGAAAATGCAGGAAGTATAGTAAGTAATAATGAGCAGGGCTGTCGTAAGTCTTGCTCATTTACTTTAATCAATGTAGACAGCAAATATACTATTGACGAAAATCATTTCTTTTGGTTCAATAGGAAGTTTAAAATATATCTTGGCATTACTGATGGTACTCATACCTTTTGGTTTAGCAAGGGAGTTTTTATTACAAGAGATGCAAACTGTGATAGTGTCGCTCATACTGTTGCTATCAGCGGTGTAGATAAATATGCACAGCTTGACGGTACGCTAAAGACAATGCAGTTAGATGAAATGAATACTGTGTTTGAACAAGGCGTAAAAGTTGAAAACGCTATCAGAGATATACTCATGCTGGATTTAGGAAATGGCTTTGTGCTTGACCCAATTGAACCTATGATTGACCCTGAGATAGCGAGTGCTACTTTGTATCGTACCTTTACAGCAAGCGCAGGAGAATACTTTGGTGCGTTTATGGAAGAGGTTATGGCTTGTTTTGGCTGTAACATTTTCTATGATAATAATGGCAGACTTACTGTTCGCAAGATATTCAATGAGGATATTCCGTACTGGTATGCCTTTAAAGCACCTACTCATGTGTTTAATTATGAAGCCAAGGGATATATTGCCCCCAGCTTGTCTATGGAAATGAATGGCGTTAATAAGATTATAGCACAGAACGAAACAACGGAAGAAAAGATATACACTTATACTGCGATTAATCACAATCCTCGTTCACCTCTTTGCTATGATAAAATAGGCGCAAGGACATTGAATGAAAACGGTGGTATAGTCTATATTCCTACAGGTGGTGCAGATAATGATTGGTACTATGATGAATGGAAACATCATGTTCGCTACTATGCAGAATATAGACTACTTAAAGAAACGTGTATGGCTTTATCTGTTAAGTTTAATGCACCGCCTTATTATCATTTAAATGAAGATGATGTTGTTTACATTACAGATAAAGATTTTGGACTTGATAACGATTTGTTTATTATTCAGTCAATCACATATCCTATGGGTGGTGGCGAAATATCCATTGAAGCAGTTAATGCAAAGTTCTTAAATGTAGATATTTTTAACGATGCTTTAGCTACAGAAATAAGACCTGTATATTATGATATCGTTTATGATTTAAACGGTGGAGATGGTTGGATAAGTGCTATTAGACTTACATCTTCTGATACAAGATTTCAAGCTGCTACAGGATATCTTACCGATAAACATAGTGATGAGTTTTACAGAGAAGATTATGAGTTTGTTTATTGGATTGATGCAGAGAATAACAAGTATTATCCTTTAGAATATTATCCGAATCCTTATGATTTTCTTAGATTGCAAGCTGTATGGGTAGATGTGTCAAAAAGGAAACTTATTATTAAAATGCAAAACCTTGATAATAAAAGATTTAATATTCCTGCTTGTGATGTTGGTATTTATGGAAGTAAGGACTATTGTGTAAGTGAGGAATTTTTCTTTACTGTTGACGGTGTAGAACACGATGAAAAATATTATCCAAACGGCAGAGGAACATACGGTAATCATAGTGCTATGTATTCTCAGGCTATAAGTGGAGATTTAACTACGGTCATCAGAATAGCAGGTACAGATTTTAGCTTAACTGAAATCAAATACTTTTTAAGCAATACTACATTCATGCCGTATATGAAATCAATACACTTGCCTGATTATATGAGCGAGTTTAACTTTATGGATATCTATTATAATACTGCAAATACCTGTGAGGAAATAATATTCCCATCAGATATGGAATTGCTTACTTCTCAAAATTCGGGCGCAACATATAGTAGCCCACCATTTGCAGGACTGGCTAATTTAAAGGAGATTAACTTCAATAATGATAAGCCATTAACTATTCAGATGACAGCAAGCAGTAGTAGCGGTAATGTGTCTTTTAATGCAGGGCTGTCTGCTTTAGAGAAAGTTATATTTAATAATGACGTTACCTTTGAATGTACGGTAGGTAAACTATTGGCATTTTCCAATAACGTCACAAATTATGATATTATTATTCATGGTAATTTATCATTGTTAAGAACAAATTTCTTTTCATCATTTAGTAGTTCAGCAGAGAATGAAAATACTATTGATATCACTGGTATAGTTGATACGAATGATTCCAATAGTTCATTTATAAACTCGGCACAATCTCCTTTAACATCTGTAATTATTAATGAGTTAAAGGTGTCAAATGGTTATGTATTAAGTGGTTGCCGATTAAAAGATATACAAATCAATACTCTATCACAGTCAGGTAGTTCTATGGGCGGTGGCTTAAACTGTGAGAATCTTATTGTTGACAATTTGAATTTAACTGGCGGTATGTTTATATCAGGTGCTACGATTACTAACAATGTAAAGTTTAATAATGACGTTGTAATTACTGGCGGTTCTTTCATGAGTGGTGGTATTACTACTCCTGCTATTGAATTTCATGGTAGTGTTAGTGTTAATGGTGCTTCATTTATATGTAGAAATAGTAATCTGACCGATGTTTACTTTTATAGTGATGAAGTATCATTTGGTACAGGTGCTTATTTTCAAGGCAATAACAGTAGCTTTATTGTACATGGTATTGCTGACGGATATGTTCAATCTTTTTGTGAAGCAAGAGGAATAGCTTTTGAAACTATAACGGAGTGAGGTGAGTTAAGGTGAATGATTTTAGGTCGCTCATGGATTCTTTCGTTAGAGAAGAATTATCAGGGAATGATTCTATGAAACGTGCAAGTGGTACGGTCGTATCAATTGTACCAAATACTGATGGTGGCAAGGCTATTGTAAATGTTATGAACCGCAAACTCACCTTGCTCAACAAGACAGGTGAAAACTTAGAGGTTGATGATGTGGTATGGGTGCATTATTGGGATTCAATCGCTAACGGTTATATTGCTTTGCGTAACGGTCTGCCAAATTCCAGAGCAGAAGGTAGTATGCAAATTAATACGGCTGTAGTTATGACTGAAACACAAGCACAACCATTAACTGTAGCTGATACTGTAATTAATGTAGATTACCAAAATCATCTAACAGCTAAATATGGTAATCCTCGTAATAGTATTATTGCTTCTGAATTGCCTGTGTATGTAAGTAACTTTACAAGCACAACTACTATTGCAGAAATGTTTGACGAGATGACTGAAATTCCTGTAAGCATACTAAGTGTTGAACGTCATATAGATTTAATCGACTATCACTTTTATTCTGTTATCAATGGCACATTTGATACTACGGCTGATTCTTGGGGTCTGACTTCCATTGTTATTGAAACATACCCTAACAGCGGTGGCACAGGATATGATGCCACATACTATTATTGCGGTACTCAGATGTATGACGAAAACGGAAATGCTAAAACCGTCAAGAAATTTGAGGATTTAGGATTATGTTTTATATCTAATCAATATGTAGGTGGCGCACCTAACACTGATTATCCTTATGGATATGCTATATGCAGAGTTATCAATGTTGGGAAGTATCTTGATAACGGCGAATTAAAAACTGTCATATCAAGAATATCGTCAAGTACAATTAAAATACCGTTTGGCTCTCAGGCAGAATATGATTATGCGGTTAATGTACAAACACGTTCCTCTTTGCATATTGGATAAGGTGGTGAGGTTATGAATTTACCACAACATTTGCCAATTCATATAGATACGGCTTATAGGCTCAAAGAATATCAAGACCAATGGAAAGAAAGTTATCAATACAATACGCAGCTTATAAGGCAAACTCCAACGAGAGATGTAAATTTACCTACTATATTCACCAATGAAATCATAAAAGATTCTCATGGATTTGAATTTCATTATGAGGGTATGGATTTTGTTTATAATCGTTACGAAGATAACTTATACTATCCAGTGTACAGCGGTCAAACAATGTATGACAGCGGTCAAATAGTTGTCTATGGCGATTATGCTTTAAGAAACTTGGTATCTTATGAGGACTTGCCGTATTGCAGAACAGAGTATGTTCTTGCCTGTGAAGAGTTTACTTATGTTGACCCAGGTACAAGAGAACCAACAATTAATACACGTTGGCATTTTGGTTACAAGGGGTATGATAGATATGGCAATAAACTATTTGATGACAGTGACCCTGATGCCCCTGAGTGGAACAAATGGACGAGTAGTGCTTTGTATTATATAGCTACATCAAACAACGGTGAATTTACGCCTGAAACTATTTTAGGAGATGTATATGGAAAAATTACAGAAGCTAAATTTATTCTATTCAGACCTTATATCTGGAATGGTGTTGTAATATCTACTGGCGTACCTGAATTGCGTATAGACAATTATTTAGCTATTGCTTTTAAACGAGAAGGGTCTAAGTGCGGAGATTGGGAAATAGCTTGCATCAGCTATCCTGACGAGGGTTCTTCACAATATATTAGAACCGCTGCACGTTTTACAAGAGTACGTTTAAGTGGTATGTCAATTGCTGTTAAACCGCAAGCAACTTCTATAGGTTCTATTATAAGTCGTAATGTTCAACAGACAATAGTGAGAAGTCCTATTGATTGATGTATTTTGTTTTGTTTGTTAAAAGGTGGAGAACAATCTTTATGATATAAAATTTAATTGAAAGGTGGCGTAACCATGAAAGACATTATAATAAATCAGATACTTCCTGTAGTAATAGACTTTACTATGGTAGTTATACTTGGTGTTATATCCAGCGTTATTAAGAACTTTGCAAAGACTAAATCTTTAAGAGTTATTGTTGATGATGTAGTTAGATTTGTTGAACAAACTTGTAAGGAATCTGAGCATGGAGAAGATAAACTTTCGCTTGCAGAATTACAGTTATCAGCAATACTCAAAGACAAAGGTATTACTATTAGTCAGGAAGAAATGTCAGCATTAATTGAATCAGCCGTTTACCGCATGAACCAGTCAATAACGGACAAGATTGACAACAGGGATAAGACAGAAAGTGGCGGTGAACATAATGGATAATGAAAAGATTGTTGAGAAACTTACTGCGGTGGTGGCACAGACAGAAAATAATACACAGCAGATAGTAGAGGTAAAAGAAGATATAAAAGAACTAAAAGAAGAAAACAAAGCCTTAACAGCAATTGCAACTAACCTTGAAGTTATGTCACAATCAGTAAACTTTATCAAGGAAGATGTAGCCGCTGTTAAAGACGGACAGAAGCAAATGCAGGATAAAATTGCCTGTGTTGAAAATGAAAGTATAGCAAATAAAGCAAAGACCTATGATAAGATTCGTGACCTTGTTATTACAGCAGCAGCGAGTGGCATCGTAGGTTTTATATTAGCACAAATTGCTCCCTCAATTTGGGGACATTAAGTATTATAAAACTCTAATTTTATATTATAATTTTTAGAATTTAGGAGGTGCTTTTATGGCACTTATGACATTTGATGACTACTTTAAAAAGTACAATGGAAAATATATAGATTTTGATGGTGCGTATGGAGTGACCTGTTTTGACCTTGCAAACGATTATGCGCAAAAAGTTCTTGGTGCTAAACCTTTTGTTGGGTTGTATGCATGGCAAATATTTGTAGATTACAACAAACAGCCTGACAAGGATAAATTTACTAAGATAGTTAATACTCCCGATTTTGTACCTAAAAAGGGTGACATTATTGTATGGGCGAAGTCGCTCAATGGAGATGCAGGTCATGTTGCGGTTTGTACTGGCGAAGGTACAACTACTTGGTTCAAATGTTATGAACAGAATTGGTACGGCAAGGGAGATGCTTGTACAAAACTTCAACATAATTATGACCATATTCTCGGTGTACTTCGTCCTAAGAATCAGGAACAAATTACAGGAAAGGTTGAAGATAAAGTGACAACAAATACTAAGAATGTAAAATTAAAAGGTATTGATATATCTGTATATCAGAACAATCCCGATTTTACCAAAGTTAAGGGTGCTGTGGATTATGTGATTATTCGTGCAGGCTATGGCAAGTATAGTTCACAGAAAGACGAACGTTTTGAACGCAACTATAGCGAATGTAAAAAGAATAACATACCCTGCGGTGCGTACTGGTTTGGTTATGCTAATACGGTTGATGAAGCTAAAAAGGAAGCACAGGTTTGTCTTAGCGTTATAAAGGGTAAACAATTTGAATATCCTATTTACTACGATATAGAGGGTGCTATGACTCGTTTACCTAAAGCTACAGTATCGGCTATGGCAAAGGCTTTTTGTAACGAACTTGAAAAGAATGGATATTATGCAGGTATATATATGAGTAGAATACCTGCTCAGAATTTACTTGATGATGAATGTATAAAGAAATATACATTATGGCTTGCCGAATATGGCAGTAAGTTAAACTGGAATAAGACTTGTGATATGTGGCAGTACAGCAGTACAGGTAAGGTTAATGGTATTGGCGGTTCGGTTGACACTAACTATTGCTATGTTGACTTCCCTGCTATTATCAAGAACGGTGGTTTTAATGGATTCAAGAAAGCTGCCACACCTACTACAACTACCGAGAAGAAAGAACTTGCAGAACTTGATATCAAGGGATTCAAAAAGGGTGATAAAGGTTTTGAAGCATTGGCTGTTAAGACCCTGTTAAAACTTGCAATCAGCAAGAAACTTGTAAGCGGTAGTGTAGATGATACAAGCGGTTTAGGTGGTGGCAGTATCAAGATAGTAAATGCCCTTTTGAAGAAGTGGGGATATAAGGAAAATGGTATTGCTGGTACTAACTTTATTAATCGGCTTTACAAGGAATTAAAGTGACAATGTTTGGTTTTGTAGTGGGGTGTAATGCCCCACTTTTATTTTATGGAAAGGAGTGGTATATATGGTAGAACTTAATCAGCAGGGAGAAATTAAAAACCAAAATGAAATGTTCTTTACTGGTTTGTCAACCGATGAAAAACCGCTTAAATATAATGGAATTACGCCACCTCAATTTTCTATGTTTTATGAGATTGACACAGGCAAGTTTTTTATGTTTGATAAAGCCAATGAACTTTGGTGCGAACAGCAATAATATATCATTATAGAAAGTTGGTGATTAACAATGACAGATAGTATAGCAAGAGGACTTGCATTAGTTGCTATGTCAAAAGCGAGTAGGGCTGCTACAAGCGGATATACTAAGGCTCAGATAGATTCTATGACTTGGGTATCTTCTGCCGAATTACAACAGGACGGTTCTATTTTGCTGACTAACAAAGATGGAACTAAGGTAAGTATTCCTAAGAATATTCCTCATTTTGTTGGCACTACGGCACAGCTTAACGCAGCTATTCAAGCAGGAACTATTGAAAATGGAACTATTATAATTGTTACTGATGACTACCCTTCGTTTGACGATGAACTTAATATTAATTCATATAACGCAGTTCAGAATAGTGTCGTAACGGCTGCAATTAATGACATACAGTCCACTATAGGAGATATCAACAGTGTTTTAGAGGAGGTGCTGTAATATGCCAAACACAATTGCACAGAATTTACAACGCCTTGTCACTGCTAAAGACGCTATAAGTTCAGCCATTATAGCACAGGGTGGCACAGTGAACAGCGGAGACGGTCTTGAAGAGTTTCCTGCCGATATTGCAACGATACCCGTAGCCCCGCCTGCACCAATATCCCCGACAAGAAGCGGTGCGACTATCTACGATTATGACGGCAGTGTCATTGCAACATACACGCCCGAAGAGTTCGCCGCACTGACTGAATATCCCACACATCCGACACATGAATACCTTACCGCTGACGGGTATAACTGGTCACTCGCAAATGCACAGGCATACTCCGCTAAGTACGGTTATGTCGAGGTCGGCGCACAGTATCGTGTGACAGACGGCAAGACAAGGCTGTTTATCCATCTTGAAGAAGGCAGACTTGAACCGCAGTTAGGTCTTGGTATTAACGGCTCGGTAGACGTTGACTGGGGCGACGGCTCAGCGCATGATACGATGACAGGCTCGGCAGTTGGTACGACTGTTTATCAGGCGCATAAGTACGCACAGGCAGGAGATTATATTATAGCGTTGACTGCGACAGGTAGTATGCAGTTTAACGGAACAAGCGGATACGGCTATGTCCTCACTAAATCTGGTGGTAATGCACAAACCAACAAAGTATATTTAAATGCACTGCAATCGCTTTATATTGGTGACAGCGTAACAAGCATAGGCAATAGTGCGTTCTATAGCTGTAACAGCCTCGCTTCAGTCAACATACCTGACAGCGTAACGAGCATAGGCAGTGGTGCGTTCAATAGCTGTTACGGTCTCGGTTCAATCAGCATACCCGACAGCGTAACGAGCATAAGCGGTGGTGCGTTCAATAGCTGTTACGGTCTCGGTTCAATCAGCATACCCGACAGCGTAACGAGCATAGGCGGTGGTGCGTTCAATAGCTGTTACGGTCTCGGTTCAATCAGCATACCCGACAGCGTAACGAGCATAGGCGGTGGTGCGTTCAATAGCTGTTACGGTCTCGGTTCAATCAGCATACCCGACAGCGTAACGAGCATAGGCGATAGTGCGTTCTATAACTGTAACAGCCTCGCTTCAGTCAGCATACCCGACAGCGTAACGAGAATAAGCAGTAGTGCGTTCTATAACTGTTACGGTCTCGGTTCAATCAGCATACCCGACAGCGTGACAAGCATAGGCGATAATGCGTTTTATAGCTGTTACTGTCTCGCTTCAATCAGCATACCCGACAGCGTAACGAGAATAAGCGGTGGTGCGTTCAATAGCTGTTACGGTCTCGCTTCAATCAGCATACCTGACAGCGTAACGAGCATAGGCAGTGGTGCGTTCAATAGCTGTTACGGTCTCGGTTCAATCAGCATACCCGACAGCGTAACGAGCATAGGCGATAGTGCGTTCTATAACTGTAACAGCCTCGCTTCAGTCAGCATACCCGACAGCGTAACGAGAATAAGCAGTAGTGCGTTTGGTAGCTGTTACGGTCTCGGCTTTATCAAATTTGAATCCGAAACTCCCCCGACAGTTACAAACGTTAATGCATGGAGCAGTATTCCTACAGACTGTACCATCTACGTTCCGCAGGGCGCACTTGCCGTTTACGCGTCAGCAACGAATTATCCTGACCCAGCGAAGTACACCTATGTTGAATACTAAGAGAGGTGATTGAAATGTTAGTTGAAGAAATGATAACTCCAACCAGAGTACATCACTACTCTGATGCAGGCATGATGATACGCCAAATTGAGACAGGCATACTGT